GAACAGTAGAAAGAAAGGTAAAAACATTTTTGATTACATTTGGAGACCTACGTCCGGAACCTCTACCATTAGAATTGTGCCAAACAAAAAAGACCCTGAATGGCCTTTTTACATGGCATATCTTCATGGTCGAGACTTTGTAACAAAGATAGGTCTAGCCAATTATGAGTTCGCCTCTCCTAAGACTTTCCAACAAGAAGATCCCGCCGAGATTTTTGCAAATAAGTTATACAGAGAGGATTACGAAAACAACAAACAATTTATTAAGTATTTTACTCCCCAAAAATACTACTACATTCCTATTCTAGTGAGAGGTAAGGAATCGTCTGGTATTAAAGTTTGGCCGGTTAATACTAAGACCTATGAGAAAATATTTAATATTATGAACACTATTTTCGAGGAAGAGGGAGAAGAATCTTCAAAAATCTTTGACTTGAAAAGAGGTACAGACTTAGTTCTCACAAAAGTTTCCGGAGGTGGGGTAGAAATTACAGCAAAGAGAAGCCCGACTAATTTGATAGAGAGGGCCGAAGAGGGTTATACCCTTGAAGATTTTAAGAGACAGTATGAGGAAATGGGAAATATAGAAGATTTGTACGTTACCCATACAAAAGAAGAGATTGAAAAAATGGTTACTTCGTTAGCAGGATCACTTTTCGCAAAAAGTAAAGCCCCTGAATCTAATGAAATTATACGAGGCGCAGCAAAAACGCAAGACACTACAGAAGAAATTAGAACGAGACCGGTTGAAAAACCTGTAGCTACTAAATCACTTGAAGACGATTTTTCTAAATTTTTAGACTCTATATAAAAAACGTTAAATTATGGCAAAGAAAAAGGAATCCTCCCAAGAGAGGACTGACACATCTTTTGCATCATCTCTGATAGATGCAATAAATGCTAAGTACAAAAAAGATATTGGAACAGTAGCTTATAAGCTAGAAGATTCCACATTGGCACCTACAAATGTCAGTGACTTTGTATCTACAGGATGTACAACATTGGACATGGCTATCTCTAATAGAGAAAATGGTGGATATCCTGTTGGAAAAATCGTAGAATTGATAGGTCTAGAACAATCTGGTAAGTCTTTATTAGCAGCTCACGCTATAAAAGAGACGCAAAAGAAAGGTGGTATAGGTATTATTATAGATACTGAAAGCGCAGTCAGTAAAGAATTTCTAAACGCAATCGGAGTTGACTTAAAAAAGAATTTTGTTTATGTTCAACATGAAGTAATTGAAGATGTTTTTAATTCCGTTGAGACTATTATAGAACAAATGAGAGCATCTAATAAAGATGTTATTGTTACTATCGTGGTAGATTCTGTAATGGGAGCATCTACAAAAGATGAAATAGAAGGCAATTATGAAAAAGATGGATGGGCTACACAAAAGGCAATCATCATTTCTAAAGCTATGCGCAAACTTACAAACTTGTTAGGCAGAGAGAAAATTCTTCTTATTTTCACTAATCAATTGAGACAAAATCTACAAGCTCGTCCAGGTATGGGAGATTCCTATACTACATCCGGAGGAAAAGCAATAGGCTTTCATTCATCGGTGAGGGTTAAGTTAGTTAAAAAAGGTAAAATTCAAGGACCGGAAAAAGATCTTCCTCTAGGTATTACTACAGAAGCAGAAATTATAAAGAATAGAATAGGCCCTCCACACAGAAAAGCTGCATTTAATATTATGTACAATTCAGGAATTGATGATGTAAGTTCTATTATGGATTTTTTAAAGGATAAGGGAATAGCCACTTCTTCCGGAGCATGGTACACTTATAAGTATTGCAACAGAGATACCGGAGAAATAGTAGAAGAAATTAGATTCCAAAGAAAAGATTTCTATGATAAATTATTTTCTAGGGAAGAAATTAGAAAAGATATATTATCTAATATTTCAGATTACTACATTACAACCTACATTAAAAGAGATAATGCCGATGAAGGTAATTCTACTTCATTCATTCACATAGAAGACACAGAAGATGACTATTGATTTATCAAAATTATTAGATAATCACAGGTATATGTCTAATGAAAAAACAGCTCTTATAATAGATGGAACTAATTTATTTGTCAGATGCTTTTGTGCATATCCTACATTAAATACAGACGGTAATACAATAGGAGGAGTATTTGGATTTTTAGAAACTATGTTTTCTTTTGTAAAAACTTACAATATAAATAAAGTTATTGTCGTTTTTGATGGTCAGGGAGGATCTGTGAGAAGAAAAAAAATGTATAAAGGATATAAATCCGGAAAACATAAAGGTCTTAAATTAAATAGACTTACGGAAAATAGCACTGAAAGTACAGATAAGGAATCTGAAAGACAAATAAGAAGACTAATTGAGTACTTGAATAATTTGCCGGTAGTTCAATTGATTATGGATGGGGTTGAAGCAGACGATGTTATTTCTATACTTATAAACTCAAGTGAATTAGAAGATTATAAGTACAAATTCATAATGTCATCTGATAAGGATTACCTTCAATTAGTGTCAGAAACTATCCAAGTTTACAATCCGACAAAAAGAATTATGTATTCTCCAAAAAAAGTTATCGAAGAATTTGGAATTATCCCAGAAAACTTCGTATATTACAAGGCTTTTGTAGGAGACAGAAGTGACAATATTCCTAGCTTTGGTTCTATCGGAGAGAAAAACATAATTAAATTCTTTCCCGAGATAAGAAATACAAAAATAGATGATTTAGACTTTTTTTATAACAGAGCGAAAGACTTAATTTCCGAAGGTAAAAAATATAAAGGTCTTGATAATCTTATTTCTGACTTTGATAAATTAGAATTAAACTACAAGTTAATTCAATTACATAATGTCGATGTTTCTTACCATACAAAAAGTGCAATAAGAAGATTGTTGCAGGAATTTGCCCCAGTTAGTTATGACTATGAATTTATGCAGATGTTCGCTTTTGACGGACTCTTCTCCAGGATTAACGATTTTGATTCATGGCATAGAAATTTTGTAAACAGATTAAAATCATAAACAATGACTTCCAATTTATTAAATTCTTTTGGTACGGATTTTCAAAAGAAGGTTTTGTACAATTTACTTAATGACGAGAATTTCTTCACTCGTATCATTGACATTCTCGACCCTAATTATTTTGAGAATGAGGCTATGTCTTGGGCAGTAGAGAGAATGTATGACTACTATGAGACATACAAGATTCAACCTACAATTGATGTTCTAAAAATAAACATCAAAGAATTAGCTAATAAAGAAGATAGTGATTCTCAGGCAGAAAGAAATAAAATTTTTGCACAGAGTATCTACATGTTTCTTAAAAGTTCTTTAGATTTTGCTGATTCTAAAGATTTACAGCATGTTAAAGACAAGATTGTAGAGTTCTGTAGGAATAGAGAATATGTCAAAGCGTTGAGAAATGCTGTCGACTTGGTTAAAAGAAATGATTTTGATGCTGCTTTCTCTGTTATTAATAAAGCACATAATGCCGGATCTGAATTAGATTTGGGTTACATGTATGAAGAGACACTAGAAAACAGATACATGGAAGATGATAGAAATCCGATACCTACTCCATGGCCTGTTCTTAATTCCTACATGAAAGGAGGATTATCTTTTGGAGAATTAGGCGTTGTTCTTTGTCCTCCGAAAGGTGGTAAATCCTGGTTATTAATATCTTTAGCTGCTCACGCTATGGAATTAGGAGTGAATGTAATTTACTATACTATGGAATTATACCCTACTCAAATTTCAAAAAGGATTGATGCCTACATTACAGACATATCATTGGATAATTTGTCGAAGGATAACATGCCTTTGATTAATAAGAAAATGGATGAAATCCCCGGTAAATTGATTATCAAAAAATACGGTGCATACAAAGCATCTACAATGACTATTAGAGGACATTTAGATCAATGTATTCATCAAGGAATTTCGCCGGGATTAATCATTATAGATGATCCAAAATTATTAAAATCAACAAAGACAGAAAAAAGATTTGCATTAGATGAAATCTTTACTGACATTAGAAATATAGCAGATGAATATAGAGTTCCAGCATGGGTTCCTTCTCAAGCAAATAGAACATCAGAATCTGCTAAAGTAGTAAATGGAGAACATATTGCAGAATCTTATAATGTTCTTATGGTATGTGATTTCATGTTCTCACTATCAAGAAAAAACATTTATCACATTGTAGCATCAAGATTAGGAGATTTAGGATTATCATTTGAAGGAGCATTAGATACAAGATGTGGAAAACATGTTATTAACAATATAATAGCAGATGTAGATGATGAAGATTCAAAAGGCCCTGCGGTAAAAAATGCAAGTTCATTTGACCCCGCGGAAGTTGATAGATTCTTTAAGGAGTACAGTGAAATTTCAAATTAATTTGGTATTTATTCTTACCGAAAACAAAATTACAAACATTTAACTTTTTAAAACTATGCCTTTACTACAAGAGAGATTGCATTTCAAACCATTTGAGTATCAATGGGCTTATGATTATTGGTTCAAACAACAGAACGCCCACTGGTTGCATACAGAAATTAATATGCAAAAAGACATCAAAGATTGGGATGAAAATCTTACTAAATCTGAAAAAAATGTCATTGGTAACATCTTAAAAGGATTTGCTCAAACTGAAAC